GGTTATGGCGCAGACGGCAAGTGGACGGCTAAGAATTGCGGTAACGAAACGCCACGGCAGAATGGCAAGACGCTAGTTATTCAAGGTCGTGCAGCCGTCGAAATGCTCGTATACGGTGGCACGGTGCTTTACACGTCGCAATTGCAGAAAACGTCCACTGAGACTTTCAACGAGTTCAAGAAGCTGTTCGAGAATCGCAAGTTGCGAAAGTACGTTGCGCCGAATGGTGTTAAAACTGCGCTTGGACGTGAGGAAATCATTCTCAAGAACGGCGCACGCATTAAATTCCTCGCACGCACGCGAAACGGCGGCGATGGTCAGCATGGTTCGTTGCTCATCTTTGACGAAGCACAGGCGCTAGATCATGCGTCGCAAGAATCGTTCTTGTTTGCCATATCGGCTTGCAGGACAGAACGCGGCTCGCAGGTCATATACAACGGCACATGTCCGAAAGACAGCGATTATGGCCTGGTTTACGAGAAGATACGCGAAGATGCAATTAGCGGCAAGACAAAATCAACAGCGTGGACGGAATGGAGCGCTGGATATGGCGGCGCTGTACCAGATGTGACCGACCGTGTATTGTGGGAGCGAGTTAATCCGTCATACGGCATTCTGATTATGCCTGATACCATCGAAGCGGAGTGCGAGAGTGCTGAAGCGGAGAAGTTCGCACATCAACGTCTCGGGTGGTACACGGCGCGTAAAACAGGCGTGAAGCTTATACCCGAAGATTTATGGACTATGCTCGAAGCAGAGCATCCAGATGCATATGACAAGCTGGCAGCAGGCATCAGGGTTTCACAAGACGGCGTGTTGGTCACATGCTGCTTTGCTATGAAGGTGGACGATGACCATGCACACGTCGAGTTCATCAAGCAAGCGCCATTCTCGGCGGGGTTATCGTGGGCGGTGGATTTGCTGAAACGTCACGCTGACGAACTAGCGATTATCTGCATTGACGGTAAGAGTGGCGCTGACGAGTTGGAGCGGCGGTTGGTTAGCGCAGGAATCAGAAAGACCGCCGTTAAATGCGTCGGCACGGGCGGCGCGATAGATTCCGCTGCAATGCTCGTGAACATGGTCAATGACAAGCTGCTAACGCACCTGAAAGACGATGCGCTAGACGAATCTGCCATACAGTCAATCAAGCGGAAGATTGGCGGTTCTGGTGGTTTCGGCTTCGGTGGTGAATGCCCCGACATTATCGAAAGTGCGTCGCTGGCCCTTTACGGCGCGATGACCACCAAACGCAATCCGAATAGAAAGGCGGTTGTGAGGTGTTAGAAATCCCTGGAATGGTAGCATCCGCTGACGGTTTGCGCGGCGAGGACAGGATGCTTGTCCACGAGCTAGTTAAGGCGTGGCACGACCACTACGACCGCAACATGAAGCGGCATTGCTACTACGTCATGCACAATAGGCTGGTGGACTTGGGCATTTCGATCCCGCCGAAACTGCACAACCTCGATGCCGCGTGCGGATGGGCGCAAAAGACCGTGGATGTGATGGTGGAGCATTCTATTTTCGACGGTTACACGGTGGGTGATGAGCAGGCACAGGCGCAGCTAGACGCAATCACGCGCCGTAACAAGATGCGCTCGAAGTACCGCAAAGCGACTACTAGCGCGTTGGAGCAGTCGTTCAATCTGTATTTCGTCAGCAAAGACGAGAACAACCACGCGCATATCAGCGCATATCCCGCGCACGCTTGCGGCGTTACGTGGGACGATGCGAACGACACCATAAAGGCCGCGCTGTTCGTGGTGGACACCAAGAAGGATAAAGTTACCGGACGCGTTTTGCCGACGTGGATTAACGTCGTTACGTCTGAGTATCTTATTCGTATTAAGAAAAGCGACAACGGGCGCTGGTACGTGGACGAATACGAGCCGCACGGCTTGGAGCATTTGCCCGTGTTCTTGGCGGCTTACAACGCGACACTTGAACGACCGTTTGGGCAATCGCGCATCACCCGCGAGGTCATGGGCTACATCGATTCGGCGGTGCGTGCGAACATCAACGAAGAGATTGCAAGCGCGTTCGCGGCGAGTTCGCAGAAGTACCTGCTCGGAACCGATGGTGACCCGTTCGAGGACGTGGACCGTTGGCAGGCGTTCATTGGCGCTATCTTCAACATCGACATGACGCAAGACGGTACGGTTCCGCAGTTCGGGCAGTTGCCGCAGCCGTCAATGCAGCCGATGACAGACCACTTCCGCAACCTCTGCGCGAAGATGAGCGCGGCGACGGGCATCCACGTGAGCCAATTCGGGCTTGTCCACGACCAGCCAGCAAGTGCAGAAGCTATCTATGCCGAAAATTCGCCGTTGATTCGCAAGGTGAAAGCATGGCATTCCGACGTTGGCGATACGCTCACCGACGTTGCCGTTGCGTGTCTTGCAACAGAACGCGATACCACGTTTGACAGCGTGGATGTTAGCGGCTTGGAGATTCAACCGCGATTCATGAATCCAGCCATGCCGACGTTGGCTCAGATGACAGACGCATCGGTGAAAATCGCGTCTGTTGTTCCTGCGTTTGCCAATACGCCTACGTTCTGGCGCTCTAATGGCTATAGCGACGAAGAGGTAACAACGATCATGCGCGAATTGCAGACGGCGCAAGCTCAAGAAGCATCTAACGCGATGGTGTCCACTCTGTTTGGCGGTGGCGTGAATGCAGATACCGCGTAGTTACATCGAGAACTATAGCGATGCGCTCAATGTCGTTTCTGAGAAAGCACGGGCGGCGTTAGTTGATGTGTTAAGTCAAATCGACTACAGCGCAGACGTTGCCGACGTTCGCAATGCCGTTATTGCAATCATGCAACCAGCGTGCGGCGCATCGTCCACGATGGCGGCGCGGCTTGCTGCTGACTTCTACGACGGCTTGAGAGCGCGTTTCGGTATTGATGACGGTTACATGGCAGAAGTGGACGCACAGCGCATGTCAGAAGCCACAGACGGCGCTGTGAGGGCGTTCGTGCAAGACCTGGTGGACGGTAAGCCCGTTGAGCAGTTCATCGGCAAGTGTGTTGGCAGAATCGACTATGAGACGCGCAGGGCGGCGAACATGTGCATGGCGCACAACGTCAAACGCGACCCACGCAAGCCGATGTGGGCGCGTGTCCCGATGGGTGCTGAAACATGCCCCTGGTGCTTGATGCTCGCAAGTCGCGGTTTCGCATATCACAGTGAAGCGGCGGCAGACCATAATCATTCGGGATGCGATTGCAAGGTCGTTCCGTCGTGGGACAAATCGCCCGAAGTGCAAGGATACGACGAACGCGAATATTACAACCGCTGGCAAGACGCAATCGACGCGGAGGCGAAAGCGGCATCTGAACGCAAAGGCACGTCAGTTGACGATGAACGCTCGCGCATCCTCGGATATTACGCGGCATCAGCGAAGAACGCGAAAGCAAAAGCAAAAGCGAAACGCTAAACAAACTCGGAATCAAGCCATCCGCACGGGTGGCTTTTTTCATGGCTCAAGTGTGTCAGATTGGCGCGATGGAATGCGTGGCACGCGAAAGGCGTTGTCCGATTTGCGGGTTCGAGTCCCGCATCAGGCACGCTTGGGCCGCTTGCCGTCACGGTGTCAGACGTGGCGGCTTTTTCATTTCATGCCCCGCACGGGGCGCACAACGGCGCTGCACAGCGCGGAAAGGCGGTCATTATGGCTGACGAAAAGAAAGTGGACGAATCCGGCAACGAGAATCCTGCACAGGATGACGGCAAGGATTACAAGGCGATGTACGAGCAAGCTATCAGCGAATCCCGCAAGTGGGAATCCCGCTCGAAAGCCAATGCTGAGAAAGCCAAGAAATACGACGAGATGGAAGAAGCCAAGAAGACGCTCGAAGAGCGCGTGGCATCCATCGAAGCTGCCAACAAGGCTTTGAGCGACGAGAAGGAACGCGCAAAGCTCGTTAAGTCCGTCGCAAAGGCAACGGGCGTGCCTGAAAGCATCGTGTCCTCACTGTCCGCAACGGACGAAGAGTCAATGACCGCACAGGCGCAAGCAATCGCCGAAAACTACAAGACTCCCGGCGGCGCACCGAAAGCGCCCGAAGCAGGGAAGTTCCCGAAGGGCGAGGGCGCAACCGATGAAAAGCGCCAATTCGTCCGCGATCTATTCAAAAACTAACGAAAGAGGTACATCATGGCACTTCAAACTTCTGGTATCGTCCTGCCGCGTTCCGTGGCAACCGTTGTAACTGGCAAGGCCAAGGATGCGTCCACCATCGCGGCGCTGTCCCCTGCCAGTCCCAAGATTTTTGAGGATGAGACTTATCTGATTTTCAACGGCGGTTCCGAAGCCGAGGTAATCGCCGAGGGTGCTGCTAAGAGTTCGTATGAGCAGCCCGTCGCGCCTATTGTCGGCACGCGCTTTACGGTTCAGACCACGACTCGCGTTTCCAACCAGCTCAAGTGGGCTGATGAAGATAACCAGCTCGAAATTATCGATGCTATCCAGGAAGACCAGGCGCTTGCAGCAGCCCGTGCGCTTGATTACGTCGTGTATCACGCTGTTAGCCCGAAAACTGGCACTTCGCTTGGCGCTGGCTTTACTCCGCTGTCCACGAGTGCCGCACAGGTCTACACGGGCAAGACCGCTGCCAACATGACTGATGCTGACTGGATTGCGGCGTTCGACAACCTCGCTGATGCAACAAACGATATTTACGATATCAACGGCGTTGCGATGGCGAAGCCTTACGCTAACGCTCTGCGCAAGATTCGCGTTCCGAACACGATGGCTCGCATGTTCCCCGACATTCCGCTGAATCTCAACGTCGGCACGCTCGAAGGTGTTCCCGCTGCCGTGTCCGGCACTGTTAACGGGCGCTTGGTCGTTAAGACTCCCGCATCTGGTGACACGCCTGCTGTCTACGGCACCGATGTACTCGCGTTCATGGGTGACTTCTCCGTCATCAGGTGGGGCATGGTGCGCGACATTCGCGCCGAGGTTATCGAGTACGGCGATCCTGACGGCGCTGGTGACCTCAAGCGTTACAACCAGATTGCGTACCGCACTGAGGCCGTCTACGCCTACGCGGTCGTTAACCCGTCCGCTCTCGCTGTGCTCAAGATGGGCGTTCAGGGCGCTTAATCATGGACGGCAAGGTAATCAAACCGTTCTTCGACTTGAGCAATCCCGATGACGTTTATGCAATCGGTGACACGTTCTCTGGCACAGCGGAGCGCGTCAACGGCTTGATTCAGAAGGGTTTTCTTGAGCCGATGGCAGAGAAGCCGAAGCACACAACCAGAAAGACGGCGAAGCCGAAGGAGTAATCATGGCATACGCAACCGTGGGGCAATACGTGTCTAGATACGGTGCTGTGAGCGATGAGAACATGCTTCAAGAGTGCTTAGACGATGCGAGCGCGGTTATTAACGCCGCGCTCGATCGTGCTGGCATCGACTATAGCGACCCTTCTGATGAGTTCCAGGATAGGCTAATGCGCGTATGCCGCTCGATGGCTAACAGGGTTATGCCAACTGAGAACGATATACCGCAGGGTGTTACTAGCATGTCGATGGGCGCTGTTGGCTTTTCCGAATCGTATAGCTTTGCGACTACATACGGAACGCCAAAGCTGCTTGATAGCGAAATGTCGCTTCTGGGAATCAAGCGCGGTAAATACCGCTCAATCATGGCTCACACTTGGGCGGATGATTGCGATGCTTAGTGGCGAGACTGTCACGTTGTTGCGTCAGACAACATCGTATGACGAAAACAAGGATGAAGTCATTTCGTATCAAGAAGAGACGATTGATAACGTCCTGTTCGGCAGGCCGTCCACTGAACAAGTCGATGAAATCATGCGGCTTTACAGCGTGGAAATCTCTTACGCGCTTGGCATCCCCAAGACGTTTACAGGCTCGTTGCGCGGTTGCAAGGTTCGGCGGTTGCGCGATGGTCAGGTGTTCTCAATCATGGGCAATCCTCAGCCTTTGCCGATTGAGCTATGCCCGACACCATGGAACCGCGAAGCATTGGCGGTGATTGTCGATGGGTAGCGTAACCAAGTTCACGTGGAACAGCGCAGAAGCACAGCGCATCTTGAAATCTCCCGCAGTAGCGAGCGATATCAAGTCAAGAGGTGAACGTGTCAAGAATGCCGCTAATGCGGCAGCGCCAGAGCATGGTTACGTGTCGCAAGAGCCGTTCGATGTGCAAACGGGGACAACTGATCGCGCCTATGCGAACGTGTATACACGTACAACGCTTGGAAAGCGCATGCAGGCGAAACACGGCACGCTAACTAAAGCACTGGACGCTGGAAGGGGGTAGCATGGACGTTGCAGCAACGTTAATTAAATACCTCGATGCAGCGACGGATATCGAGTGGTATCACAACTCCCCAGCCAATGCGCCTGCCGAATACGGGACGCTCACGAGAGATGGTGGGCCGTCCGAAATCGTGCGCGACATGCCGACCGTGACGCTAATCGTCTATGCCGCGTCACGTGGAAGGTTGGCAAACCTGGCATCGTCTGTTAAACGCGCTCTCATTGCCGCCAAATGGGAAATAGACAACGTCTTTGAGGTCGAAATCATGAGCATTTATTACGACCCGCTGGACGGCAAGCATCGAGCCAGAATCACAGCATCACTAATCGTTAACGACTAATTACCCGCTTCGGCGGGTTCTCTTTTTTAAGGGGGTTTTCATGGCAGCAAACAATACTGCTGATGTATCCAACGTCAAGGGCGTACAAGGCGGTTACGGGTTCTCCGCACCAGTAGAAACTGAACTTGACGTGTCCACCAACCCGTTCGCCGCGCTTGGAAATGCGTTCGACAACATGGGTTTCATTTCGTCTGACGGCATCGAGGAATCGGTCGAGTCAGACACCGACGAAATCACCGACATTAACGGCGATGTTGTCTATGTCACCAAGTCGAGCGAAACTGAAACGCTCGTCCTGACGCTCATCAGCGTTACCAAGGCGAGTCTGTCCGAGTGGCACGGACACTCTGCCATTGACGACACGAGCAATGACTACCTCAAGGTTTCGCACACGCCTACAGACCACGACAGGCGCTTGTACGTGTTCGAGCTGCTGCTCAAAGACGGGCGCAAGTGGCGCAAGATCGTGCCTAACGGGCAGGTTACCGAGGTCGGCTCAATCGTCCACGCATCCGGCGAGGTTGCAGGCCGCGAAATCACGATTACGTGCTACCCGGACGAAAACGGCGTGCGCGTATACGACTACATCGAGAAATAGCACCACATAAGGAGGAACAATGGCTGCAAAGGCTAAGACTGTTAGGACGGTTACAGTTGACGGCATCACGCTAGACGTGGACATTGCGCGGCTGGAAGACCCGCGCTTTTCATATGCAATTGGCAAGTCGGCAGACGATACGCTTTCAGATGGCGAAAAACTTGTCTGGTACAACAGGATGCTAGACATGCTGTATGGCGATGACGCCTATAACATCATGTGCCAACTGGCAGACGGTGGACTGCTAACTATTGATAGATGGTCTGAGTTCTTTACAGCCACATTGGAGGCGGTAGGCGAAAAAAACTCTTAGTGCTGGCTGGGCTGCTGGCAAAGTACCCTAGCCAGCTAAGAGCGGACTTCCAACGTTTCTACGGCCTTAACCTCGATGGCTTGGGTGCTGAGTACACATACAGGCACGCGGCGGATTTGGCGGCGCATCTTCCGCAGGAGTCCGCCTGCGTGCGTGCTCAGAATCCCGAGTTCGAGTGGACGGACACTCAATATCTCTTGCGCTCAATCGAGTTCTCGCTGCGCGTTATCGCATGGCAGAACACGAAAGACGGTCAGAAAGGCAGGCGAAAGCCAAAGCCAATCGACACGCCAGCGGAGATTGCGAAGGTCAGGAACAAGGTTGAAGGAACGGACATGAGCCTAATCGCCGAACAACTCAACATAGAATTGTAGGTGATGCAATGGCTGACTTAGCAACAGCCTACGTTCGCATCGTCCCATCTCTCAAAGGCGCTGGAAGCAAAATCAAGAGCGAGCTTGACGGAGTGGACACATCATCAAGCGGCTCGAAGATGGGCGGCAAGCTAACAGACGGCATCAAGTCGGGATTGAGTGCGGGAAAGGTTGCGCTTGGAAATATCCTAGCCAACGCAGCGACAGCAGCCGCCACTCAAGTTGCAGGAGCCGTTAAAGATGTTGTGTCTGGGGCTTTCAACAATTACGCAGACTATCAGCAGTTCGTCGGTGGCATTGAGAAGCTATACGGTGACTCCGCTGGGAAGATGCTCGATTACGCGAACAACGCCTATTCGACTATGGGCAAGTCGAAGAACGAATACATGGAGCAGGTTACTTCGTTCTCCGCAGCTCTTATCAGTGACTTAGGCGGCGATTCCTCGGCAGCGGCTGACAAAGCGAACCTGGCAATGACCGCAATTGCAGACAACGTTTCAATCTTTGGCTCCAACGTCGAGGACGTGCAGAACGCTTTCCAAGGGTTCGCGAAACAGAACTACACGATAAACAATCTAATGTCCGCTGCATAGGTGACTGTGCAGTGAGTGTGCGTGAACCTTACCAGGGGTGTGATAGCGCAAGCTATTGCTAACGGGGGAAATCTAAACAGAGAAATCTGCATGACAATCCCGTGCCAAGCCTAGAAATAGGAAGGTGTAACGACTATCGGTTCGTCACCGAGTACGGCGCTTATTGGTACAGCGTCGGAAGTGCGCACTAACCAGATGAACCGTCAAGTATGGTAACAAGCGCGGTTGGACGCTCAATCTGGTTAAAGATATAGTCTAATCCCCTAATAAATATCGGGAAACCGAGGGTGGAAATGGTTAGATAACCTAAAACTCGGTAGACAAGCCATTGCCGAGTATAAACCCTGTGAAAACGGTAAAACCCTTATGTTGGCAGCATAAGGCAATACCGTGCGAAGCTTATGTGAACCGCATAAGAACGTGTAACGACTATCGAAAGGCGCTCGAAAGAGTGAACCGAGTAGAGTAGGGGCAAGCGTCCCGAAGTGCAGGGCCGTGGGCATTTCGTCCACGCGATGAGATAGTCTGAACTACATGGTGACATGTAGCAGTTCATAAGAGAACGGTCACGGATTAGCGACCCGTGGCGAACATATTGTATGGCGGCACCAAAACCGAGATGGAGCGGTTAATTGCTGATGCGAACGCATACGCGGCAAGTATTGGTCAATCGTCTAACTTAACGATAGACAGCTTCGCCGACGTTGTAACGGCAATCGATCTTATCCAGCAAAAGCAGGGCGTTGCAGGGAATGCGCAAGCGGAATTGATGCATACGTTGTCTGGCTCTATCTCGATGACCCAGGCGGCATGGCAGAACTTTTTAACCGTGCTCGGAGACCCAAACGCTGACGTTTCTACAGCGGTCACGCAGCTTGTCGATTCGGTGTCAAATACTGCTGGTCTGGTAATTCCAAAGATTACCGAGATAGTGAGCAATCTAGCCGTTGCGATTCCTCAGATGGTTGACCAGTTATTGCCTGTCCTGTCTGAGCATTCGACAGAACTTATCGACTCGCTGTCAAAAGTGATTGCGGCTCTGTTGCCCGTCCTGCTTGAAGGTGCGGTAATTCTCTTCGGAGCCATACTTGCAGCACTTGTGCAGGCAATACCGCAAATTCTAGAATCACTAGGTAAATTGGTATTGCAACTGGTCGAAGCTCTGGCTCTCGGCTTGCAACCGATGATGAACGCCATGGAAGAGAACATGGTCGGCGTGATGAACGCCATAGGTTCGTTCTTCGTTGACGCGCTTAAATCGGGCGGCGAGTTCATAGAGAACATCATCAACGGAATCGTATCTTTCGGCTCGGGAATAGCAACCAGCGTGGGCGGTTTCGTCCAGGGCGCGATTGATTCCGCGATAGGTTTTGTCGGCGGGTTCGTTTCAGCTGGTGGACAGCTCATTATGGGCATCGTTGACGGCATAGGCCAGTTCGCAGGCAACGTTATAGACTACATCTCGTCCACAATCTCTGGTGCGGCTGACTTCGTGGTTTCGTCTGCGCAGAGCTTCGTTAGCGGTGGCGCGAATCTGATTATCGGCCTTATCAACGGCATCGGGCAGTTTGCGTCAAATGTTATCACGTACATCGTGCAGACGGTCATGGGCGCGGTCAATGCCGTGTTCGACTTTTTCAGCTCGTTCTACAACGCTGGTGCGAACATTGTCTCTGGCCTGATTAACGGCATCGCGGAGAACATCGGCAGAGTAATCGACTACATCACGGGCGGCATCCAATCCGCTATCAACTCGGCGCTGGCGTTGCTCGGCATCCACTCCCCTTCCAAGGTGTTCGCTGGAATCGGCGAGAATACGATGCTCGGCTTCGCCAAAGGCATCAGCTCGGCAACTGGGGCGGCTACTAACGCGATGGATTCAGCCATGAACGACGTGCTCGGAACGTCCACGCCTACGGCGGCGGTGGCACTAAATGCGTCGGCGTCTGGTGGGACGGTCGAATCTGAGATAGCTAGTCTGCGCGAGGAATTACGGCAGATGCGGCTGGTTCTCAACATCGACGGACGGGCATTTGCAGAAGCGACCGTTGGCGAGATTGACCGTGCGATGGGCGCACAGAGTAGGAGGGCGTTAGCGCGATGACAAAGAACAACTACGAGCCGTTGGCTAACGCTTCCTTCGTTACCTTCATTGACGAAGCGACCAATTCGCGATATGTCACGACAACTGATTGGGACTTGATTTGGCGCAGCATCGAAATAGAGGACGCTTTAGCTAGGCGATTCTCCGTGACAGTCCCCGGGCGCGATGGGCAATTGGACTTGTCCGATGCGCTCGGTGGCATCTATTACGAGAACCGCAACATCGTGCTAGAGTTCGTGTGCGTTAACTACATCATCGAGCGGTTCAACCTATTGGCGTCCAGGATTAGAAACGCGCTAGACGGCAAAGTGTGCCGCGTGGTGCTGTCTAATGACTCGTCGTATTTTTGGCGTGGCAGGCCGCAAATAGAAGCGGAATGGGGAGGTCTGAACTACTCGATCATTCGCGTGTCGATGGATGCTGAACCGTACAAGTACAGCGTATCTAGCTCATACGACCCTTGGATATGGAACACGTTTTCGTTCGTCAACGGAACGATTGTCACAGAGTCGGATGTTGTTGTTAACAACAGGACTATTGAGAGGACGTTGCCAGCAGACCGTGCGCGAGGTAAGCCGACCATATGGTTAAACAACGGTGAAGTGCAGGTCAAATTATCGACAATGACTCAGTGGTTAACTCTCAAATCAGGAGCGAACGTGTTCCCAGAAATAAGGATGAGCGCACAAGAACCAAAGGTTTTGCAGCTCAAAGGCAAGGGAACTGTTGGCATCGATTATAGATTGGGGAGCCTGTAATGTACGAGATACGCACTAGCAATGGTGACCCTGTTTATTACCAGAACGATGCCGACTATGTGGCTTACAACATCGAATGCTCTACGGCGATAGGCGATGCTGGCTATCTAAAGTTCACGATACCGAAAACTAATCCAGCATACGGAACGCTCGTTACCAGGAAAAGCGTTCTCGAAATGACGATAGACGGCGAATCGCTCGGGCTTTACGAAGTGCGCGAGATTGGTCACGACATGTCTTTCAACGAGACTGTCTATGCTATCGGCGAGCTGGCATGGTTGTATGATTCCGTGCAGCCACAGGCCGAGTTCCACGATATCACGCCGCGAAGCTTCCTAGAATCGCTCATCAGAGTCCACAACGCGCAATGCCCCGACCATCAATTCAGAGTCGGGGCGGTAGACGTGGTGGACAGTAACGACAGCCTGTATCGGTACACGAACTATGAGACAACGTTAGATGATATACGCGACAAGCTCGTTGATAGACTCGGTGGACAGATAAAGCTTCGGCATGCAAACGGTGTTAGGTATATCGACTACCTCACCGATGACACATATGGCAGCGATTCGACGCAGCGTATTTACTTCGGCGAAAACCTGATGGATTACAGCGATTCTTTCACGGTTGACGATATTTGCTCGGAGGTCGTTCCTCTCGGCGCGACGCTTGAAAATGACAGCGGCGATAACTCGAAGATTGGCAATCTCGAAAAAAGACTAGATGTAACGACAGTCAACGACGGTAATGATTGGGTATCTAACCAAGCTCTCGTTAACCGTTTCGGCCATATCAGGGTTGCCCACGTGTGGGACGATGTTACCGTGCCGGAGAACTTGCTTGCAAAGGCTCGTGATTGGCTGGCGTCTGAACAATTCGAGAAAATGCATCTGACGGTGAAAGCGGTGGACTTGTCGTTAACGTCCTCGCAATTCGGGCGTCTACGTTCGGGCGATACCGTGCAGGTAATAGCGGAGCCTTACGGACTAAACAGGCGCTTTCCCATTACATGCAGGACATATCATCCAGATGACCCATCATCTGATACGTTGGAGCTTGGTGATGATATACCGATAAGTTTCATCGACGCTCAGAACGCGGCGAACAAAGCAAACGCCAACAAGACTGACGAAGTAGATTACCAGCAAACGCAATGGCTCACTGAAGCCATCGAGAACGTTACAGCCATGATGACGGGCGATCGCGGCAGCTACAAGCTCACGGAATACGACGATGACGGGAGATGGCTAGCCGACTACATCCTAGATTCGCCCGACAAGTCGAAAGCTAAAGTTGTTCGCAAGGTCAACATGAACGGCACGGCTTATTCGACAAAAGGTATTGGTGGCCCATATGAGACGGCAATCATGGCTGACGGCATCATCCTGGGCAAGTACATCCAGGCGCACAGTGTGACCGCCGAGCAGATATCGCAGGACTACACCAAGACATGGGAGGACGCAGACACAAAGACCCTGACAACAGCTCGAAGCGAGTTCAAGGCGGCGGACAACAAGATAAGCGCCACGGTGACGGCGAACAAGAAGGATGCGGACGGCAAGATAACGGCCCTGCAGTCGCGGGTGACGGTCACCGAGCAGGGAATCGAGTCGAGCGTCAAGAAGGGCGAGATAAACTCGTCAATCAAGCAGAGCGCCGAGAAGATATACATCGAGTCTAACAAGTTCGGATGGAAATCGACAAATTCGAGCCTGACAACAGACGGCACGTTGACGGCTAAGAATGCGAAGTTCACGAACTGCAACGTGGACGGGAGCTTCAGGACGGAGTCCAACAACTACGCTACGACCGTCAACGGCGGCTCGATATCGACATACGCCTACAACACGAGCAAGAAGAAGTTTGAGCAGGTGGGGATCATCAGCTCCAACACGTACACCACGTACGGCAAGGAGAGCGCGCCAGCGGTCAACATAGACGTCCTCGAAAGGAAGTTCGGCAGCCTGTACTGGCATGCGGAACTGTCACTGTCCGCAGTGTACGTCTCCATCGGAATCTTATCCAGGCCAGGATCCTCCAAGGGATGCCATATTGACATGGACAAGGGCGGGAACATGACCATATCGGCCACCGAGACGCTTACAATAAGTGCAAACAAGATCAACTCGGGTCCTGGCAAGGGCAAGAGGTTTAATATCGATGGCGAGGTTTACATCACCGGCAACCTGTACGTGAACGGCAAGAAGATAGGATAGGAGTCATATGGCTAACGGAATCCTGGCAGCAGACCTCATCTACAACAGCTCGCTCCAGATCCTCGCAAAGCTTGAAATAGAGCCGCAAGCAATACCACTGGTCATGGGGGCAGTCACGCAGCGACTTGATCAATTTGCACTGTCCGACATGAGGAGGACAATCATGGAGATGCGCGAAGTTACTGAACATCGGCATGAACAGCCAGCAGTACAGGACACTAGCGATGATGAGAGCGAGGTAGATAATGGCTGACATATCAGCAGAAATCACAGCATTTCGAAACGCCGTATACGGCGAAGAAGTGCGCGGCTCCATGATATCGCTCGCCGAGAAGCTAAACGATGTATCAGAAGATACGGAATCGACTGTTAATAGATTCGAGAGTGATATCACATCGTCAATCAACGCGGCTAACGCAGCAGCATCTAACGCTAACTCTAAGGCGTCTGCTGCTAATTCTGCCGCATCTTCTGCTAACGCGGCGGCATCTAGCGCACGAAGCGCAACGGCTGATGCAAACAATTCAGCAACGTCTGCAAATAACGCGGCGGCTGCTGCGAGTGCAACTAATACAGCCGCGTCTAATGCAGAGACTGCGCGTGTTGCCGCTGAGAACGCTAGAGTAAACGCAGAATCAGTGCGTGAGTCCAACGAGCAGACCAGGCAGGGCAACGAGCAGACGCGGGTCTCCAGCGAGTCCTCGCGCACGTCTGCCGAGGCTTCGAGGACGACCAACGAGCAGAACAGGCAGACAGCGGAGGGCAACCGCGCATCGGCAGAGGCGACGCGAGTCGGCAACGAGAACGCGCGTGTGGCAGAGTTCGCCAACATGCAGGACGCATTCGCGGACATGCAGAGGCAGATCATACCGCGGGCCACGACTTCCACGATGGGCGGCGTGATCGTGGGAGACGGCCTGGACGTTGACGAGGCCCGTCTGTCGCTGGCGCTCACCAAGGGCATGTCTGGCGTGTCGATTGCGACTGAGAGCGCCGAAGCTCTCGCGGAGCTGACCGTGTACGGCGAGAGCGTCCAGGACGGCACGCCTACGCCTGATGCGCCTGTCCATGTGCAGGTGGTGGATGGTAGGAACCTGGTTGACGATTCGTCGTCTAACTGGGGGGTCAGGGGGATCAATGGCGACACTGGGGCAATCACCAATAGCTCGAATCGATTGACGAGCGAGCTTATAGCGGTTAAGCCAAACACTACATATACAGTGTCAACTAATGATGATTATGATGTGATTAATCCTTACCAGTACAAAGCTGATGGAGTGACTTACATCAAAGGATCGTTCAACTGGGGCAAAGTCCGCACCATAACGACGAATGCCGAGACAGCGTATGTCCGCATCATGCTACGCAAATCAGACAACTCAAACGTTGCCGTAAGCGATGCCAAAGACGCGAAGGTTCAACTCGAATTCGGCTCAACGGCCACGCCATACGTGCCTTACGGCTCCATCGGCATAATAACGGGCGATACTGTGACGCCTATCGACCTGCAGGGCAACGTCCTCGCGAGCCTGCCAGACGGTACGCATGACAGGCTGTTGGTGGATAGTGCGGGGCATAAGACGATTGATAACGCAGTTGGTCATATCGCATCGTACAACAACGAAACTGTAGGCGATATTTGGCTCTCAAACACCGGGCAGCTAACAACGGGCGCAGATGTTTACTACAAGCTTGCTACACCCCAAACAATCGACCTCGGCTACATC